GGGGCAAGGTAGATTGGCGACTTATCGCGCTCTTCAGCCTCGGCTTCATTGTAAAAACGATCCGCCATTTTCTCAAGGTAGCCCACGCGATCCATAGCCACCTGCGGCAACTCCAGACTCATGCGATGGGCCAGCATAAACACCACGGCCTCGTACCAACGCTGGGGAACTTCCAATTCATCAGTCAAGGCGCCAACGTCCATGATCTGGCGCTGATACCATACCGTCATCTGAACGAATGGATTGCTTGGCACTGGCCAAAGGTAAACGGTTGGCTGGGGAATGGTTCTATCAAACCAGAACTGGAAGGGCTGATTGGCCGTAAAGTTCTTGTTTGGTAGGTTGGTGTAATCGTCGCGGTTCAAGCGAGACATCTGGATTTCGCGGCTGTTATTGCCCAAATAGAACTCACGCAGGGCCAAGGTTGTGCCGCTGTAGGCACGAATACGGTAGTAAGCCACCGCTTGGCCGGGGTCAATGTCAGTCCATACCCATTGGTTGTCTTGTACCAAAATGGTGCCGAGATCACTCAATTTGCTCCATGTGGAACCATCAGTCGAGTATTCGAGGATGATTGACCATGTAGCCGTGCCACCGCCCGAAATATAGGGCAAAAAGCCTATAGAACCGATGTAAATGGGGTTGTTTGAGCCACCATAGTTGACTGAAATGTTGCCATTTGAGGTGGACTGTTGGCAGTATGTATTGACGTTTCCATCATAAACATTGGCCACAACGCCCCCAGCAGACGATGTATAAGCCCCATCAGGGCGGTTCATCGTGCGATAGAGCACGTTTAGGACGTCAATGCACCCCAAGGGCATGGAATAGATGTATTGGTCAGCATTGAGGCCAATAACCTTCTTGTTAATAGCCCAATAATTGATGCCAATGTTGGCCAAGTGGGACAGAAGGAAGAAAAGCGACTGCTTGGACGATAAAACCTGCTCGTCTGTCAGTTCTTCAGCCAATTTCCCACAGCGACGTGCGCCATGATCAATCAACGTCTGGACATTGATGACTGTTGTGCCAACTGAACCCGAGTAAGCCATGACTGTCCTTTACCAGCCGGGGCAATCCCAGCGTTTTAATGATGCTTTTGCACGAGGCGCGTCACCCTTCGAGTGTTCTACTACGCCAGACATTCGAGCGCAGAAAGAATCCTTACGAGCACCGCCTTGTGGCTGTGGTGCCTTCAGGTGTGATCCTGTTTCCCGATTGTACTTGGCACGCCCTTTTGCAGTAAGTCCTGCGCCTGCTTTTGTGGATAATTTTTCACCACGCCCAACAGCCAGAGATGGATTTTTTGACATGATCTACCAGCAAGAATTGTTCATCTTGCCGCCTGTGCTCATTTTGGCGGTTTTTGCTGACTCTCGGAAGGCTTTAGCCGTTGGAGCACCTTTGCTACCCACTCGGCGCATTTTTTCTTCAGAGCCTTCAGCGATTCTTTCACGCTTTGCATTGATGTTGTCATACAAGCCGCCTCCTTTGAATTTTTTCCCCATATCAGCACTGACAAATTCCTTGCCGACTTTTTGAGGAACACCACCAAAGCCGCCCTTGGTGTGGGCAGCCGCTTCCATTAACCGATGTTGGGCTGGTGATTTGCTTGGCATGATTAACCCAACGGATTTACATAGTGTTTTACCATTTCAAGCACCACGGTATAAGTATCCCCGGCACTTGCATCCAACGTGGTGAATGTAATTGCGCCATCTACTCCAGTTCCCGCATTGTTGATCAATCCACCAATTTGACTGAAGTCTTGTTGATAAGCGTTGTTCTGCGGAATTGTTTCAATGATTACAGGAGTGCTTGCTTTCCACTTTAACTGCACTTCCATGCCATGAGTCAAAGCAGTAATCTTGGTAATTGTTACTCGGTCACAAGCCCCACCGCCAGAACCTGATGGAGCCAACAGGGCGGGATTAACTTTGACCACATTTGTCTCACCAGTGCCATCACTGGTGTTTGTGAATTTCATAATTGCAACGCGCTCACCATCCATGAGCGTTTGACTTGCGACTGCATCAGCCATATTTTTCTCCAATTAAAAGCGGGGGCCGAAGCCCCCGCCTTGATTACACTCGTCCGCCTCGTTTGAAGGTGCCAGACTGTCTGTCGTTGCTTACAGGCTGACTGGCTGGCTTCGATCCTTGGGGCATTGCTACGGCGCGACCAGTGTCGTTAACACTGCCCCCCGTAGCGTAGTGCTTTTTTGCAGCACCGCCTTTTTTGAAGCCACCGCCGTTGCCTTCTTTGACACCGCCAGTAGTTTTATTGGTCACACCGGGAGGTGTGCCATTGGCAGGACGATTTTCCCAATCTACCGAGCCGCCACCTTTGTAGCCGCCAGCGTTTTGCTCTTTTACGCCGCCAGTTCCATTAGCCTTGTCAGCCTTGGCTTGGTAGACCTTAGTAGTAGCGTAATCGCCATAAGACTCTTCAGATGGGATAGAACCGCCAGAAGCCATCTTCTTGGCTTTGCCGCCCTTCTTAAAGCCGCCAGCATTGCTTTCTTTAACGCCACCAGTACCGTTGGCTTTATCAGCCTTAGCGGAATAGACCTTAGTGGTGTCATAGTTACCATAAGATTCCTCCGAAGGAATAGTGCCGCCAGTAGCGTACTTACCACCCTTCTTCAGTTTCAAATCGGTGCCTTTGCCGCCTTTGTGCTCTTGCTTGTCGTGCTGCTTGAAAGCCTTCTTGATCATGGCTTTGTCTTGCGCCATGTCCATGTCTTTGCTCTCAGCCTTGCCACCCTTCTTCATGGTGTTACCCATAGGAGGAGCAAGCGGAGGCCCCATAGTGGGCTTAGGAGCCATCTTGGCCATCATGGCCTTGCGACGCATAGCCATCGAAGGACGACCGGGAGAAGCCACAGGAGCGTTGAGGGCAGGACGGCCAACCAATGCTGGCGTACCAGCAAGAGCGCCCATCACGCCGCCATCCATCATGTGATGCATCTTCTTGTGACCAGCCTCTGCCTTAGCAGCGCCGCCCTTTTTGAAGTTCACATGGCCGCCCTTTTTGAGTTTCAACTCAACTGTAGGCTCAGTGGTCTCCATTTTCACCATTGGTTTAAATTGTCCCATGTCGCTCTCCTTTAGGCTTGGGTTACGCCAAGAGCGCCAACGCGAGTAGCGTTCGGGCCAATAGCGATACCGGGCAATGCAATGGTCATCACTGTACGAACAGTACCGTCCGAAGCAGTAGCAGGCGTATAGGTTCCGCGAACGTCACCAGTAGTTGCAGTGGCAGTAGCCATATCAGCGGCAACAAAAGTGCCAGCGTCTTGGGCCAATGTGTTGTTACTCTTTACGCTTGTGACGTAAGCCACGTTGAACACGCGAACGGGCAAACCTAACTTATCGCTTGTTCCAACCACAGCGGCGGTTGCAGAACCTGCAATCGTTACACCAGAGATTTGGAAAAATGCCTTCAAACCAGTAACAGCAGTTCCAGCGGTAGCAACGGTAATGGTTTCAGTCATCGCTTGGCCGTAGTAATCGTAACCACTAACGGTAAAAGCACGAGCAGTTGTTGAGCAGTTCACTTTGATTGCGCGTGGCAAATCAAGTTGAATTACAGTTGTACCGTTGTTGAGAACAACAGACTTGGCTGAAGTGCCAGCAGTAAGCGTCAGTGAGCCAGCGCCAGAAGGTGCTTGCGATGCGGCGATGTTGTTGGTTATAGCGGCTTGAGGGATAACATCCCAAATGTAGACGCGACCAACAGGGCCAATACCCAAATCCATAGGAGAGGGGTCATCAAACGCGATGTTGCCATGCGCGTACATTGTGGTGCTAGATGCAGTCACAGATTGGTTGATGGTGTATGTACCAGTACCACCAGTACCAGTACCGTAGCCAGTGATGTAAGTGCCATCGGTTACGCTTGAACCGTCAACATACATACCAACCACAATGGGTGCGCCTTGCAACGTAGCAGTCACGTTCAATACGTTTGAAGACATTGAACCAGTGAAAATCGTGGTGTAAGGGCGAATACCCGTGCCCATGTAAGTTTGGGCTGGGCCTAGAAATAGATCATCAGAAAATTGAGGCATCGTCTGCTCCTTGAAAAGTTTGACGAGATTAAAAACAAGAAGGGGGGAGGGCTTTCACCTTCCCCCCTGTCACTTTACACGCCGGGTGTACCGTACATTGCACGCCAGTCGGTGAAACCAACTTGGTAACGCTCGGTAGCCTTATACCGCATGGTATCGGTCTCGAAGTCACCTTCCATTGTTTTCTCCAACTTACGACGCATCAGAAGTTTCATACCTTCAGGAGCGTCGGTCTGCACCCACCATGCGGTGGCGCTGGTCAGACGCGAGATAACAGCAGCACCCTCGTCCAGCAAGCCGATAGACTTGATGGGGTTGATGTCGTTGTTTGCGTTGCCAGTGCGCAGCACAGACTTCAGCAGCACTTCGGCTTGGAAAATGTTGCCGGGGGCCACCACCAATTGGCGGGGAACCAGACGAATCTTCTTGCCGTTGTTGTCCACTGCTTGGCGGATTTGGATCAGCATCTGCTCCAGAGAAGTCTGGGACAGGTTTGCTGCCGTAGCCAACAAGTTGGACGCAGTGCCGTTGACGATGGGGTGAGCATTGGAGTTCAGTTGAACGCCATCGCCACCGGGGTATGCGCTGTTGAAAGCGCGGTTCAGCACGTTTGCCGACAGAGTCTCTTTGGTTTCAATCAGGGATTGAGCCAAATGCTTGGCATACACCTGACCGATACGGATGTGGTCACCGTCCTCGACCAAAACTTTGGTCAGAGCGAATGCCAAACCAAAGACTTGGTAGACATAGCGCTGGAGGAACAGAACACCACCTTGTTGGTACGACACAGGAGTGCCGTCAGGCAACTGAGGTGCTGCACCAAAACCGTAGAGAACAGGCTCTTCGTGGTAGTTACGGGGGATACCATCCTGCTCGCGGAACACACGGCTCCACTCGTCTTGACGTTGGTCATAGACCCCGTCAAAACATTCGTTTAGGATAGGCTCGACGATTGACCGAAAATCGGTACTGCGCATTGGAGCGGCCATTTTATGTTACTCCTTAGAATGCGTTGATAGTGGCGACATACTGGCTACGGCTCACTTGAACCTGAACCACAGTGTATGCATCGCCCCAAGCGTTATCAACGCCGTTGTACAAACCGATGATGCGAACATCACCAACCGAACCCGAACCAACAGGAGTGGCCGAGATAGTTGCTTGAGACAGACCCGTGGTCGTAGAACCAGCGGAAATGTTTGTGAAGTTTGCTTGATCGCCGATAGAGGTTTGAGCCAGACTGCCATCAGCCTGAATGTCGTAAACGATATTCGGGTCAGAATAGTAGTAAGTCACTTCAGAACCAGTGGTGTATGCAGTGCTTGCAATCCATTGGTTGCTGATTTGGCGGCGCCCGTTCAGATCAGTGTACTCGTGACCAGCGAAAGCACCTTGATAGGCACTACCAGCAGTCGCAGCAATGATGTTTCCAGACGTGTTAAGTGCTACAGGCTGGCCTTTTAAGATACCAGTGCTATAGCCAGAGGCAATACCGTTAGCCAACGCGACAGCGCGATCCAACCCAGAAGGGTGAAACGATGGGCGCAGACCAAACGGAGCATTAGTTGAAGACATAGTCTTACTCCTTGTTTGTTTACAAAAACCTTATCCGAAAAATTCGGGGGCAGGTATCGGTTTGTCTAGACTGTCCATGCCTTCGCCTTCAATCTGACCCAGTGGTCGCCCACGGCTATCGCGTCCAACTTGTTGCTCCGCCTGCATGCGAATTTTGTTCGCTTCTTCCTGCGGTGCATCGTGGTGAAAATGGGCCATTACTGCCTGATACCGTTCCATCGGAATCTTAAACAGCAACATCTCATTACACGCAATAAAACCAACATGCTCTCCAGCCTTTACACGGTAATTCTCAAACCCCGGATACTCCTCTGATTTAACAGGGACGTAACCAAGACGAATCCGCTTGTCGATGCTGTCGTAACTGTTCGTCGTCGAAAGCCAGCAAAGGTGCCAACCCTTTGTTTCGGGTACGGCGGGCAATGCGCTTTGTGTCCACTCATCCTTCCACATTTTTATCTGTTCGTCGGACGATGCAAACTGTTTCTCTGGGGCCTCTCGAACTGGATCGAGACTTGCGCGACTTTCGCGTCCACCATTAGAAAGATTTTTTTTAAGACGGGAATCCATAATTTACTCCTTTTAATAACCACTATTACGTTGCTGTCGTGCATATTGAGCGTAGGTTTTAATCATCTTCGCTCGTTTTTCAGGGTTGTCCCACATGCCAGCCTCTTTGATTGCACTAACCTGTTCCCTCGAAAGGGTGAACTGATTACTGCCACCTCGTGATGCTGCGGATTCACGCCCTGAGCCAGTTACAACATTTCGCGGTCGTCGCTGAGTCGGTTTCTCGTCTGCGTAATCATTATACCTATGTGGTAGGTATCTCTGCAAGCGATTGTCAAGTTCTTCCCAGTATTCTGCGGACTTGGGGTTCCAACCTTCAGAACCCATCGCTTCGTCAATGGCCAAAGCCACTTTTGAGTCGGCATCCCCGCCTTTGGGATCGTACCAACGGTTGTTTGACATCCAAGTGCTGGCATGATTAGCCACCGCAGGGTCTGGCGCCTGAATTGTGCGTTGACGCTGTGGTGCAGTAGCCTTTTTCTTGATGTTTTCAAGCGCTTCGGCGTTTCTGCGGGCCTCAAACCACATTTCCTGCGCGTTTGCCAGCAAATTACCGTCGCCAACAGACGTAGCCTCGGACATTTTCTGTTTTGCGAAGGCAATACGGTTCTTTTGCTCCTGAATAGCCGAATTTATGCGAGCAATTTCGCTTCCATGCGACTTTTTCTCCAAAACAGCCAGCCGATCCAGCAATTCTTGGTTTTGGCGCGACAACATGTCCATTTTGAGGTTTTTTTCCTCTTGGACTTGCTTGTGGTACTCCTTACGGCGATGGCGTTTCAGGCGCTTTTGCTCCCGTAAAGCCTCTGCCTCGGGGTCAACGAACCCGCCACTGGCCATTTCTTCCTGTCTGGCACGCTCATCGTCCTCATCAGTGTCGTCTGGTGTCTCTGAAGTGACAACTTTCTGTTGCTCATCAGGTGATTCAATGCTATCTGGCAAGTCGATGATGGCTGAACCATCTGCCGCCTCCTGAATCTGAATCACTTCCTGTGCTTCTTGCTCTGCTGTGTTGTTACTCATATGAACGCCCTCATGGCAAGTGGGTTACCAGTGACCTTGGCAATCACTTCGTGGTCGTTTAGAACCATAAAGAGGGCTGGGTCTTCGGTGTCGTCTTCGCCGAAGACTTTTACTTCCCAGCGATCACCGCCCCACTTGGGCACGCGCAGGTAGTCACCCACTTCGCACCAAATTCCCTCTACCCACGGCTCCATAGTGTCGCGTTTTTTAAACGCCAATGGCCCAAGCGCAATTACTTTTGCAACCATGTTTTGCCACTTTTCGGTTTCCCGTGTTTCGTTGGGCAAAATCAAGCCGCTTTTAAGCATTTTTTTTGATCGACGCAGTTGTACCAAAACTCTTGCGCCAAGTGGAATCGCTCCGGGGTCTACAGCGGGAAAGGCTTCCTGCAAATCGGCGTCAGTAAACGCCTCCGGTTCATTCATTTTCATCTTCTTCCTTTAGAAGTTGGTTGAGAATTTCAAGGGCTTCTCCAAGACCCGCATTGATACCGACCAGACGTTGATAAGCCTCGTAAGTCATGCAGTTGCCCGCAATGACCGACGCGCCTATCTCGTCTTGCCGCGCTTTTACAGCGCCGATGAAGTCGGAAACGTATCTCATGCGTTCTTGCTGTCAACGCCCTTGTTCGTAAAGTTCCCGTGGTCAGAATTGGCCAAGGGTTGAGTCGCTTTCGATTGCTCTTTCAGTTCGCTTCCATTGATCCATGCGCCAGTAGCGTTGCGGTGTTGCTGACGTACTGTTTCAGATTGCTCTTCTTTCAAGGTTACAGCCATGTTTATGCTCCTAAGTTACGTTGGGTTGCTCTTTGCAAGTCAAGCGCGGTGCGCTCTTGCTCTTTTTGCAGTTTGGCCTCGTCTACCGTAAGGTCTGCCGCTTTCATCCTCTCTGCTGTGAGGTTGTTTTCGGTGTTCATGGCGATACGAGCCTGCAAATCTTGTTGCTTGACCTGCAAATCCTGCTGGTCGCGGGCTGCGCGACGCTGAGTTTCTGCAAGGGAAGCCTGCAATACAGCCTGCGCCTCTGCATCTGGAGGTGTGGGCGGTGGTTGAACCATCTGCTGCATGAGGGCACCGAGTTTCTCCAGCGCTGGCATGACGCCTTTGAATACTTCTGCGGTGTCCAATTTGACGTGGTCGCCTGCAACAGCAAAGGCTTTGTCGATGGTGGCAGCCATTTTGGAATCCTCGTATGGCCCAAGTTTGATGTTGGTGCCCGCCGTGACGTAGCCTTCCATCTGTTCCTTGTACCAAAGCAGCATGTGTTGCTTGATGTGTTCCATTGCTTGGGGAACATATTTCTGCGCAATGAGTTTGTTTGATCCCAAAATTGGGTCGAGCGCAAAGGTAAGGTGCGTCTGGATGTGAGCCAAGTGGTCTTGGCCGGGATACGCAAACGCAGACTTGCCCAATGCCATCGCCGTGTTCTCGTCGGCAGCGTTGTTCTCTGCTGGCTTGTTGGCGTTGGGAATAAGTTCCTGAATGTCTGGAATCTTCAACTGCTTGAGCATGCGAGTCATCACTGCACGCTGGTCAAAAATGGTCATGCCTGCTGGCGAACTGGACAACTGAAGCACAGCCTGCATCTGAGCCATGCGCTGGGTCTCAGAGAAAATGTGCGGATCGCTGACAGGGATGATGTCGCTGTTGGTGGAGAAGTCTTCCTTCGTGATGGGCAGATCAACCACCATCTCGTTGCGACGCATATCGTCCAAGTACCAACGATTGATGCGTCCCAGAATCTGCAAGACGCGACGCTGGCTGTTGTGCAAGCGGGCGTGGATCGACGAAAAAACTGCGGCTCCCTGCTCAATCAGCGCTTGCGTAGTGCCAACAGGCATCTGCGAGGTGGCGTCGGCGATCTTCTCTTCTGCCGTGGTCACAACGCCCTTGGCTGCTTTGTCCAGCCAGCCGAGCAATTCAAACAGCACGGGGCTGGGCTGGTTGAATGGCATGGGCATGGCCACTTGGCGAATGTCGTTGACTCCCGGCCCTGCTTCAATCTCGGTAACCTGAGTCATCTCGACGTTTTGAGACTGTCCGCTGATCTTGGCACCCTTCAACTTCAGCATGGTGGCCGAGTTGTTGATGTGCGCAGTGTCCAGCAAGGCCCTTAAAGCGCCCGTCAAGGCCGCTGCAAGGCCGCCGATGAGGTGAGGTAGCCCGATGGCATAAGCGCCGCGCCAAGGAATGAATTTGAACTCCACAACCCAGTCCAGTTTGGTCATGGTTTCGTCGTTCTCTTCCCAGTTGCGATAGAGGCCCAGAACTTCTGAGTCCAACTTGTCGACCATCAGGATGTAGGGAGCGCTCTCGCCCTTGGTAATCGGGTCGTCGTCCAACGAAAGGTAGCAGTAAATGTGATAGACAGTGCGCAAGCCGTCCTCGTTGTCCTGCCACTTGCGACCTTCAATCTTGTTGTTGGCTTTTTCTGCTGCGGTTTCCTCTGGTTCCATTGTGGCGTCAATCAAGTCAACGTCACGATATAAGCCAGACTCCACGCGCTGATCAAATTCCCAACGAGTGATGTCTTGCTGCTCCGCCGCACGCTGGGCGGTGTAGAAGTTTGACGCCGCAAAAGGGATGATCATATTGTCGATGGCGATGAACTCAGCGCAGGGGCGCTTCTTTTTCTCGTCGTACCAGAGTTTTAGGTACTGCGAGCCACCAAGCGGCAATTGGGTCAGGAGTTGCTCCTGCTCGTCGCGGAACTCTTCGATCTGCTCGGTCAACTGCCAGTTTGTCCAGTCTTTCTTGCGCTCGGCACGCGCTTCCTTGTCGTCGTTGACCTCGCCAATGATCTTGGTTTTGACTGGGCCGTCTGGCGGGAACAATTCCTTCATGGCGCGGGAAGCAAAGTCCACGCAGGCTTCGGCCATGATGGGGTGGACAACCTTGCTGGCACCCATGAACTGAGCGCCGCCGGGGGCTTCATTGCCCATGCCAGTACGTTTCAGGCCCTCTTCGTACTTCTTGTCGCGCTCTTTGCGGGCTTCCTTGTCCTTGTCAACCAAGTCGAGGTAGCGCAGGGCAATGCGACCCAATTCCATGCTGCTGATGGTTTCTTCGGCAAGGTTCTCGTAGAAGTCTGAGTCTTCTGGCCCTTTTTCCTTGGGCATGTTGACGATAGCGGAGCCGTCTGGCTGCTCTTCTACGTCGGGACGATCCATGTCATCCTCTTCCATGTCCACAACAGCGCTGCCGTCAGGCATGTTTTTGATGCCTTGGATAAAACGATCAGCGTTTTGGTCAATGGGGTATTGGGTGGCCATAGTGGTTTCCTTTATTGCGCAAATGCAGCCAAGCCGCCTTTTGCTTGCTTCTTAACATTCATGGGTTCAAACACCGCCGCTGCCTTGTTCTCTGGGCTGATGTAGCCAGAGAAACCGTGCTCTTTGATCATTCGCTCGACGTCGTTGAGGTTCTGTGTGGCATCGGTGATGCCTTGGTTGTATTTCGCTGTATAGGGCGTGCGATTAGCCTCTGCCGCTAGTGTACGCAGTTTCAATGGGTCTTTGGACAAGTCGTATAGATTGTTTGACTCAGCGCGATAGCGATTGATGCCCAGCCCCGGCTCTGGCCGCACTTCACCCGGCTCACCGAGGTAGAAGTATGTGCGGTTCTTTACTGCGTCCTTGGCTTGCAGGCGCTCTGCCTCGCGGCCTTTGATGCCTGTGCCATAGAACGATGGGTTAGTCTGCTGCACGTCTGGGCTGTGGCTGTAGTGTGTAAGCACAGACGAGGTGGTCGATCCCTCTGGTGGCCTGATGATGCCGTTGAGGTAGGAGGGCATGCCTCCGCTGAACATAGGATCAATAAACTCAGGCGGCAAAACTACTGGCACGTTAGGGGCAAACTGCAAGTCATTGAACGCTGCTCTGCGGTCTGCCTTGATCCGCTCGTAATCGGCTGTCTTGCCTGCCCGCTTGGCTTCGTAGGCTTTCTGATCCAATATGGCCAACTGCTTTTTCAGTTCTGCGTTGAGCGGGCTGTAGTTGACTACGCTGTTCTGGCCGCGAGTTTCCGATGCCAGCGCAATTCGAGCCAAGGGGCTGTACATCTGGCTATGGTCGGCAAACGCCTGCTCTTCACCCTTGGGGCCAAACTGGTTGCCGTCAATTGCATGGCCAAAGAAGTCATGCACTGCGCGGAACTTCTCGTTTTGATTTAAGCCAGTCTCTGGGTCAACCTTGTTGAGGAAGGGGTGCTCGTCGCCGCCTTGGAACACGTACAGGTGGTTGTTGCCGTGGACGTCACCAAGCATCTCTTGGCTGCTGACGTAGTTGCCTTCACCTGCTCGGTGGTAGGACATATTGACTGGCAGGTGCTTGAACTGCTGGTCGGTTTCTTGGGCAATCTGCTCGTAAGCCTTCTTCATTAGGTCGTCGTAGTCTTTCGCGCCAGACTTTGCGATGACCTTTGGCATCTGGCGCTTGTACGCCTCAAATACCGCTTGCTTGTACTCAGGTGAACCCTGCACCGCCGTCATGAACGTGGTGGCGATTGGAGACTGCTTGGAGAGGGAACTCTCGGGGATTTCCAATTTGGCAAATGGTCGCCCCATGTTCTTGCGGCTGTACTGGTCTGCCGCTTGGAGAGCAATGTTGCTCTCTGGCTGCATCAGTCCTTCCACGTCCTCTGGCGAATGGAATTGCGCAATTTTGCCTCGAACCTGTCCTGCTCCGCTGGTGTCCGCGCTTGGCTGGGATAGGATTTCTCGTACTCCTCTATCCGCTGCTGACGTTCCCTCAGTCGTTGAAGGCGTGACTCTAAAGAATGGCCCGTCTTGTCTTGTTGCATACTTAACTCCTTGTTTAACGCCAGATTCTAACGCAGGTGCTGCTTTGCTCACATCCACAATAGATGCACCCACTGGCAAGCCTTTGGTTAACGAAGCGATCTTCGAAAGGCCAGCAGGGGCAAGCAACGAGGCTGCGTTGGACAGCAGGGGATAGTCGCCCTCAGTCATGCCCGCCTCACGCATGGCGTCATTGATGGCCTCTGTGTCGGTGAGTTTGACCTTGGGCACGCGATCTACTTCCACCTTCTCAAACTGCTTGCCGCTCATGGGCAGGACAGACTCGGGCTTGCTCAGGGCAGGAACCTTGCTTTGCAGCCAGTTGGCCATCTCGGGCAGTTGGCCAGCCAGCACAGCGCCTGTTTGCAGGGCTAAGTCCTTCACGCCACCCTGCTTCTTGAGTTGGGCCTTCTCCTTCTCGTACTGAGCCTTGAGTGCCCTGCCTACGTCAGCAATGCTCTGGCGGGTGTCTTCGGACACTGGGGCGTCAGGGATGGATAGCGGGTCGGTGTAGCCACCACCCTCAAAGTGGCGCACTGTGCCGCCCTTGGCGAAGGCTGCGTCTTGGAGTATTTGGCCGCCGTCGTTCATGTCTGGGCGGGTGTCCTCTGGGCCACCGTCAGGCTGGCCGCCTTGGGCCATGTGCTGGGCTTGTTTGAGGGCTACATGCCAAGGGTTGCCAGTGGCTGAGTTGCCGCTCTTGGCTGCCTTGAGGGCCTCCATCCAGTGGCGCCCTTTGTTTATAGGGCCACCAGCGGCTTTGGTTATGTCTGGGTCAGTGGTGTCGTAGGTTCCACGGTTGCCTGTGGCGGATTTGATTTTGTTTGGCTCAAACACAACTAATTCGGTAATCTCGTTGTTTGGCCCTCGCTTAATAATTGAATCGTACCCAGCATCTTGTATTCTTTTTGAAAACTCATTTGATTCTTCTTGAGTTTTAAATGGCATTGCCCTATCAAACTCATAAGGATTTTTTACTTGAGCATGGACGGGCATTACATTGGAACCAGTATCGCCTGAAACCAATTTTGAATAAAGCGAGGCCACACCGGGGTTTTGACTTAAATACACGCCTCCACCAACGCTACTTACATCCGATGATCCTCTTTTGGATAAATCAAACGATTTGATGTCGCCTTTCGTGCCATGATATAGACGATCCTTAACAGCGCTTGGCTCAAGGAACTTGGCAAGGTTGGCATCACGCTCTGCTGCTGGTAACACCTTCTCGCCAGCGCTGGTTACCGCTTGCAGGGCTTTCATCCAGCCCCCTGCTCCAGCGTGGACGACGCCGCCTTGCTTGTGGCCAGCCTTGTCCAGCCCCATGAGCATATCGTGGGTGATGGGCTGCTTGCCATAGCCACGCAAGTCCCAATCGCTGATCAGGTTGCCGAGTTGGCGGGGGTGCTCTTTTGACGCAATGTCAGACAAAATCTTGGCGTGCAGATCAGGCAGGGCATGCTCCACTGGGGCTGGCATGAATGTGACGTCGAGGTTCTGGCCCTCCACCTGATGGGGGAAGTCGGCGTTCAGGTCTGGGCGGTACGTCTTCCTGCCGTTGAGGGTAAACAACTGGCTGCCCACAGAGAAGTTGGGCAAGCCCTCCATCATGGGGTCGGAGTTGCGGGCAATGATGCTGGGCATGTCGATGATGGTCTTTTGGGGAACTCGTCCCAGCCCCTTGCCTGATCCAAGGGCGTCGGCCATTTTGGTTCGGGTCTCGAATGTCATCTCGTAAGGGTCGATGGACAAGGCATCGGTGCCGATGTCAAAGCCCTCGGGAGCCAAGCCGTTCTTGACGAAGTGATTGTTCAGGGCTTGTCTGGTCTCTGGCGTGAGTTGATCCACGTTGGCGTGGAACTCGTGCAGGGCGTCTTGCAGGATGCTGGGGTCACCACGCAGTTGCTCGGGGGCGCCGATGTAGGTTGACCAGATCGTGTCAGGCGTAGAGGCGTTGGCCATAGCCGTGGCCTTGCCGGGTTTTGCTAATCCCCAGACAGACTGGCCGAAGTTGGGGTCAACAAGTTGCTGGCGTGAGAACAGGGCGCCTGACTTGTTCTTGCCTTGATTGGCGCCATACAGAGAACGGTTGGTGCTGGTCACGTTGAGTACCTTGCCTTCGTGTGGGCCAAGAGCCTCGGACGCTTTAATGACCTTCAAAGCCTCGGGGGATACGCGCTCGCCAGCCCCGAGCGCTTTCATGATTGTCATCAGGCCACCGCCGCCCATCTTGACAGGGCCACCCTGCTTAAAGGGGAAATCCTTTTTTGCAGCATACGTCGGCTTCTTGGCCAATACCAGCGGGCCAATCTGCAATACCTCTTCAGCCTTGGACACAGGCTGCATGGTCGCTCGGTCATAGAAATAACCGTGGCGCTCGGGATCCATGCCCACTTGAATCCAGTCTGGGTGATCCAGATAGTCGTGAGCGTCAGCGTAAGCCTGCTCAGGGTCGGTTGGCTTCCACTTGCCCTCCATTGTGGCCAGCGTGCTCTTGGGTGCGCCTTGGGCGATCTTCATGGCGCCGCCGGGATGGACGTTAAAGTCCACGTCAGTAGCCGCAGCCACTGGCTCATAGCCAATGCGTTTGCCAGCCCCGCCATACACCTTCTTGCCGCTCTGTGGGCCATGCACGGTGACAACCCATGTATTGGCGTCTTGATACGAAGGGATGTCCAGACGCAGGCCAACTGGGTCGCCTTCGTTC